CTGCGCAACAGATGCATCAGGCGGGGAAAAAATCCCATTGTGAACGGAACCACGATAAATACTAGGGGAAAAACACGATAAATGCGGGAAGAACCCGGAACAAGGGGGAAGAATCAGGAAGGCATTTAAAAAATAATTTGCAACAATTGAAAACGTATCAAGACACCTCAACAGACCATCACAACCCACGCTCGACGAAATCGGCCAACATCTCCTCAAGCAGCGACCGCGCCTTTGGCGTCAACTCTGTTCCACCACCTTCCATCCTCACCGGCAAGTAGGGCCGGGCAGGAATCTCCACCTTACCACCACGTCCCGCCATACCTCCAAACTGATGGATGGCTGCGTAGGGTTTGGAAACTGTTAGACCCGCTTGATGCGCGTTGTGAAACGGTTGGATGCTGGCGGCAAGGCCAGCGGTTGAGCGTTGCAGCTTCTTGCCTGGCCACTGCCCCTTCTTTTCTCGCTGACGAATGGTTGATAGCGCCAGCGGCTTCCACTTGTCTCCTCCGACCACGCTCTCATGCTCAAAGGCGCTTATGGTCAGGGAGAATAGCTCGGCGGATATACCTGCCATCAAAGGTGCTGGGTTATTCAGGCGCTGTTGCAAAGCGGCCAATTTGTCCGATACGTCGCCCTTGATCTGAACGGAGAACGAAGTCACGGCTGACCTCCGTGGTAGTCGGCGGCAGGATTGTAATCCCACCCGGCATCCGGCTGGAACGGCTTGTCCATTCCGGGAAGTTGCAGGCGCTTGACCTTAAGCACGGAACCATCCTTTTGTGGCACATCGACCTGCTTAATGTATCCATCAGCAGACTGAACGGTGTATCCCTCGCGGCGCACGGCGGCGGCGGTCAATGGCTGCGCATGGCAGCGGCAGCGCCAGCCGTTCGGAGGGTAGGCAACTGACCATGCTGAATCATCATGCCCGAATACCCGTCCGTGCATGGCACGGTGGCTAGGCCGTGTGCGGCTGTCCAGAACGGCCACATAGCGCCAGTATGGATGCGTGGCCGTGGCATCCTTCATGCCACGCCAGCGTCCGGCCATGAACGCAGTTTGCAGGTTCTGCTCGTAGATCAGCTTCAAGCGGCGCGGACTACCCAACTCCACCGGGCGGCTGGTGCCTGGATAAACAGTGATTTCTCCGGTATCAATATCGATCTGCTTACCCCACCAGCCTTTGGCTTGTAGCGTTGGCGTTAACTTGTCGATGAACTGCTGGTAGCTCTCACCCTTGGTCATGGATTCCAGCAGCGCAGAACGGATGTCTTCCAGTACGTCGAAACCAGCCGAACGCGCCACGGTGAAAGCGCGTCTATGCGCGGCCTGCCACAGATCGCGCCATGAATCGCTTACCTGCAAGCCCTTGCTGCGCAGGAATTCAACCGCCTGTTCTGGCGGCATGTTGAACGCAGCCAGCAGGATGGTCTTGTCGATCACGGCTTCAACTCCTGCCGGACGCCGTCCGCTCCAAGCAGCTCGGATACGAATAGAGCACGGGCAATAGCCTCGACCAACACAGCATCATCGGTCAGCGGGTTTTCGCTAGCAAGTAGAGCCAGTGCCGATTCCGGGTCATTGGCTTTTGCCAGCGCATCGAGCGCTGGCTTGAGCCAGGCGGCGACTTGTGGTTGCAGGACAGTCGAAAGTTCCTCAAGTGCGCCATCGAGCGCAGCCTGGTCTGGAAAGTCTGACTCTCCAGTCTTATCGCGCAGCGCGGCCAGCAATGCGGCCTTGGTGTCGGCCTGTTTGCCCTTTGGAGGCGAGGCCACGGATAGCACGTCTTCCTTGTCATTGGATGGCAATGGAATTCGCAGGGTTTCGTGTGCCCACTGCGTGGGGATTTTCATACCGATGCCAACCAGCTTGGGCAGCGCGTCGGCGTAGGTCTTGATGTCTTCGCCCTCGGTGACGTCGAATACCAGGCGCGGGCAACGCCGGAAGTCTTCCCACCCTTTATTGATTGCCAGCAGCGGGTAGATCAGGTCGCGCGTCAGCGTTCCAGCGAGCTGCTTGCAGTCACTGTCACGGATGTCGAGCCGCACCTCGTTGTGGATTTCGGCCACGCCGGAGCCGAGGCCGGTTGATTCGGCGGTGCTGGTGAGCGTACTGCCCAGGATAGCCTTGGACTGTGTCTGCTCGCACCACTTGATCATGGCTTCAAACGGCTTTTCCGAACCCTTGGCGGCTTCCTGAAACTCGATAGCCATAGCCGAAGGAATGACACCTGCCGCGTTGTGTCCGATGCCAGCGACCGCGCGCCACAGCGTTGCTTTTTCCGCATCGCTGGCATTCGACGGATATTTTCCGATGCGTAGCGGCAGGCCATAGATGTCTAGGAACTCAGCCAGGTCACCGACGGAAAAGTGCTTGAACAGGTAAGGCCACACCAACACTCGGCCAAGACCGGATCGCACCGTATAACCTGAGATCGCTTTGTGGATATGCATCAGCCAGCCAAAAGGACGCAAGGCCGCACCGTTTAGCGTGCCATCACGCAGGAACAGGCCGGTGCGCGTATCACGGTCGAGCTGGAACCACGTCTGTGGGCGATGATGGGCACGAACAATCGTCCAGTCGCTTCCCACTCGCTGCCATTCCAACTCGATGGCAGAGAAGCCGTGCGCAATTCCGTCGAGCGCATCGAAGAACAAGTCTTCGAGATCCGTCATATCGAGCAGCAACTCCTTCACATAGGCGGTAGCTGATTCTTCCTCTTTGCTCGGATTGCGTGGTGGAATGATGTCCCATGACAGCTTGATGACGGCGCGCTTGCGCTTGCTCAAATCGGCAAATACATGCCCATCGCGCTCCTCCATATCGCGGAACAACTCATGCTGTGCGATCAGGTCTCCGGTTTCTGCTGATTGAAGAATGGCGTTCAGGCGCGCTGGCGTGAGGTTGCGCGATGGGTGTCCTGCCACCTGGTTGTAAAGCCCAACCAGCCTAGATGTCTGTGGCTGGTCGAAATTATCAAGGTCGATGGGCTTGCCGAACTGGTCAAGAATTGCCATAAGTAATCTCCATCACCAGGCGCGTCGGCCCATGTCTGCCTGGTAGTCTGTATCGGGCGGAGGCCGCATAAAGTTCCCGCCGCGAGGTTGATCTGCTTGTTCGGAGCGCAGCGGCACTTCGAGGTATTCGATGAGGCCGCCACCCTGTGTAGCAGCGAACCATGCCAGGCACAGCGCAACCGCCGCATCACCGTGGCGCTGCTGGCCTTGACCGGTCTTTGTTTTACCTTCCGGCAAGCGCGGGATACCCTTGATGACGGTGATCGCGCGCAGATCATCCAGAATGTCGCGATCTTTCGGGATGCTGGCCAGCGTACCATCCTCGAATGCGGCCTTGAGGCGCGGCATGTGATCCAGATACCAGTTCTGTGTAAGCATGATTTGGCCGATGCTGTTGGCTCCGTACCGCTGCATCGTGACCTCGGCAAGATACTGGCCGTTGCCTCGCGCGTCGAAAGCGCCGTAGTTGAAGCGCGGAAGCCGGTCGGTCAGCCAGAACACGATCTGTTCTTGCTGGCGAAACGGCACGTTGCGCATTTCTATGAGAAACGGACAGGTGCGATCCAGTGCCTGCCCCTCCAGCAGTGGCACCAGCACCGACAAGTCGCCGCTACGACCGAAGTCCATACCGATGCTCGACCGCGCTGTGCGCGGCAGTGTAGCCAGCAGCGGGCCAACCGTGACATCAAGCCAGTCCTGCGCGTGTGACTCGCGCACGGTGTCAGGAAGCTGCTCAAAGTCCTGTGGGCAGGTATAGCGCAGCACCAGCGCGTCGGCGGTCATGCGCGATTCGATCAGGGCGCGTGAGAGATAAGCGCCACTGCTGTTCGACGGAACGCAGTCCAGCTCCTCGGCATCGTTTGGGCGGTAGATGGCGCGGATTTCATCGGCCCATGCCGCCTGCGCCGCCTCGCTCCAATCACGCTTGCTGGCGGAGAACACGCGCTTGCACAAGCCCTGCTCGATGGCTTCATCGAACGTGATGCGGTGCAGGCTGTAAGGCTTCTTGCCCTCGCGAACATCGTTCACCAGCTCGTTGAATGGGTTGTCCACGCCGAAGTGGGTGCTGATGATGGACACCGAACCGCCCCAAATCAGCAGCGCAAACGCGGCCTTGAGCAGCTCCGGCAGATCGGGGTGGAATGCCGCTTCGTCGATGACCACGCGGCCTTGCTTGCCGCGCAGGTTGCGCGGGCTGCTGGATAGTGCGGTGATGCGAAAACCGGACGCGAATTTGATGCGGTAGGCAAGGATGTCGCGGTCTTCATCGTCGATGACAGTCTGCTCCATCGCATCGGCAGCGACCTGGAAATGACCAGCCCACCAAGCACAGTCGCGGATGAACTCCTGCGCCATGTCCTGCGAATAGCCGAGATACCATGTGTCTTGCCCGTTCTGCTTCGAGGCTTCCAGCACGGAAGTTGCGGCCTCGCCCCAAGACAAGCCAACGCGGCGCGATTTCTCGCACACCTTGACCTGCGCGCGGTCGGCCATCCATGCCTGCTGATAGGGCAAAAGAACGGCATTACTCATGCCGACATCCCCAGGATGCGGTTCTGGATTTGCGCGACAGCGTCATCGGTCAGGCCAACGCTCTTGGCGGCATCGCCAGCCTCTTTGGCTGCATCGGTCAGCGCCTGCTTGCGCGCCTCTGCCTGCCAGCGTTTCTGTGCTACCGATGCCTTACCAAGCTCTGCAACTGCGCGTGCCAGCTTCGGCAGATCTACCGCGTCAGGGTCGACGTTCATCTCCATCAGAATGGAGAACATCTTTTCCTGAGTCAGCCGCACAAGCGCGTCATTGACCGCGCCGTCTTCATCGGGTGCGGCTTGTACCACGGCACGGGCTTGTTCAGTGACCAGGCGTAGGGTTTTCAGGCGCTCCTCGAACCCCTTGCCATAGCGGTGCAAGCCTGACTTGCCTATCTCGTAGCCGCGCTTGCCAAGTTCAGCGGACAGCAATTCGTACTGGCTGAAATTGTTTTTCACCAGCGCCTGATCGAGCCAGGCTTTCACGTCCGAGGGAAGCCCCTCAACCTTGGAACGTCGAGGCATAGCGGCTACCAGTATTTCACCGGGCGCGCGATACCTGCATCGCACGGGACGGTGTATTCAACAATGTCGATGCCGAAGCGGTCGAGCTTGCAGAACCAATGTGGCTGCGTATTGCGGCCAGTAATGGTGATGAGATTGCGCTCCTCCAGATAATCGAGGTTGCGCCGTAACTCCAGCGGCGTGATGTCGGGCAGCATCGGCTGAATCGCCGATAACACCACCGCTTCGCTAGTTCCTACCGGCTGCGCCGAGTTCAACGCAAGCAGGATGATCCACCGCAAGTTTTCGCGCCGCGCTTTTTCCACATCAGGGGTCATACACGCTTCTCCATGAAATCAATCCGTCGCTCGACGTGTAACAGTCGGGCGCTCAATAAGGCGCTCGATACGCGCACCGATTGCATCGAGCTTGGCATTGAGCACAGTCTCGAAGCGTATGGCATCTTCGCGCCGCTGATACTCCAGCGGCAGTCTTGTGAGGAAGTCATTGTGTTGAGCTTCCAGTTTTTCCAACCGCCCGTTCTGGTGGTCGATGCGGGCATCCAACTGCTTGAGTAAAATCTTGCCGAACGTAGCCAGCGTGCCGATGAAGCCAAGCAACAGAGTCACGATCTGCCAGAAATCAACCTGAATCGTCATTGCGCCTGCCCCTGTTGTTTAACCCACGATTGCAGCGCCATCAATTGTTCGGCGACTTCGTGGTAGGTGGCGTAGTTTCCGGCGACCGAGGCGGCAACGTCTTTAACGCTGACGGGGGGCGCATCAGCAGCTCTGGCGGGGTCGGGAAGCTCGCCTTGACTGGCGGCGGCATCGTGGAGCACCCTGAAGCCACCAGGCAGATCGCAGGAAGAAGAAGACGAAACATAGATTGGAACCTCCTTGATGATGTCATTGCTGCGCGTCTTGACCACACGAACGCGGTCAACGTACTGCGTGACCACCTGTGTGGTGGCCTGCGCTTGTTTGGCAGCAAGCTGCTGTAACTTGTTTTCGGTTTCGGCGCGCTCGGCTTCCCACTTTGCGGTTACAGATGTCTCGCCATGATGGCAGCCACCAACGAACACCGAGGCGACGATGGCCAGGATGCCGATGAGCTTCCAGGGCAGGCTGCGCGCCAGGTCTAGAAACGGCATGATCATTCCGCCTCCTTATTGAAGCCGAACACCAGCGGCGAAGCTGTCACCACGCGCAGGATGACGTTGGCGACCGTGATCGCAACAGACATCCAGGCGTAGACATTGCCAGGCACGAGCGGCTGGAGCAGATCAAACTTCAGCTCCAGCGCCAGCAGCAGGGCTGATATGAGATTGAGCCAGACGGTCTTGCTTTGCCACCAGGGCTTGGGTGTCAGGACAACGGCTTGTTGAGTCATGGCGGCTCCTATGCGTAAGTGTTGCGGGATGGGGACAGCCCCGGCGTGTAGCTGGCGCGGCCACTGTCAAAATGGGCGGTGAGGCTTTGGCGTCGCGATCCGTGGCGCGAGATCGCCAGATGCACCCAGTTGCCTTCATAAATCAACTGGTCATACTCGATCAGGGATGCCTCGATGGCGCGCGCGATGTCGAGCGGACTACCGAACTGCGGCGCGATGAAATCGGCGGCCAGCCCCTGCATATGGGCGCTGGTGGATGCGCCACCGATGGCCTTATTGAGTGCCGGGCAGCGATACCCGCTGCTGATAATAATGGGCGTGCCGAGCTGTGCGCGCACCCGCTCCAGCGTGTCGGCCAGATAGCCAAGGTTGCGCAACACCTCGAACGGCGGTTGCGTGTTGTCGATGCCGCGCCGCAACGCGGTGTCGGAGCGGATGAATTCGTCCAGCATGAAGTTGGGGGAAAGAACGCGACTCATCGCGCCCTCCATAGTTCCGGGCGGAAGGTGCAGGAACTGGTTTGGTGGGTGTAATAACCTGCGGGCTTTTTACCGCACTGGCCGTGCTCCGGCATGCGCGGATCGGGGTGGCGCGTCCAGATGGCGCAAGCGCCACAAGTGCCAGGAGAATTGGATGGGGTGTTAGGTTCCATGTCGGCAAGTGTGCCGACAGAACCGCGCTGGTGCGATTAAAGCGTTTTAATTCTGATCGGCTAACAGAGAGCCTTGCCGTGTAGATTGTTCGCGCAGACGCGCACGCTTGACGATGTTGCGCACCTGCATTTCGGTGAGCTGGTATTTATAGGCCAGAGACTGGTAGTTGTCCCCGACAAACTCCTGCCAGATTTTCTCATCACGCTGCGACAGCTCGTAAGACATCCCGCGCGGAATGTATTGCTGCACGCCGCCGATCTCGGTGCGGATCGCCTCGGTGATATTGAACGTCATGCTGGTCGCGCTCTCATGCGCGATGTCACAGTTTCGCAGCCGCTTGAAGATGACCTGACCGATCTGCTCAAGCAGCTCGGGGTATCCCTCCGGGAAAGACATCATTTCTAGCTTCATTTACTCCTCCTTTGGACACGGGTTAGCCATTGCTTCAAAGATTCGATGACCGTGCTGGCTTGCTCTGGCGCGAGCCATTGCAGCGCGGCAACGCCGGTCTGGCGCTGCACATAGGACGCCAGCGCGCCCTCGGAGGAGTTGCGCACCGCACCGGCCTCATGCAACTCCATCCAGAGCGCGCGAATCTTCTTACTCTGGCCATCCTGCGCCAGCGGGCGGCTACGCTTGACGCGGAAGCCCAGGCGTTTCATGCGTTCCAGCACGCGCTCCAGCTCCGGCGCGTTCATGGTTGACGTGGAATCCTTTTTTACGCAACCCATGAGCATGGCGCGATAGGTTTCATCGTCCTGCCCAAGGTCG